CTGCGAATGGGTAACGCAAAAACGTTACATAGGGCACCAATGAGGTGGCAAAGATTCATCTTTACAGATGTACATAACGATAGAGGCGATACTTGATACGGTAATTCCGCATCTTGTACCAGGCCACGTGTTGATCTGCATCGGGCTCATAGCGTACCATGAGACGATACAGACCATATGCATGACCGTATGCCTTCACCTTCTGAGACTTCTTCTTACCTTCTTCAAAGGGTACCAATCGGTTATAACTACCGAGAGGCATAGCCCTATCAAAAAGTGCGAAGTCGTCGTCCACAAGCGGACAGCGGAAAAACGACAAATACTCCTTACCAATAATTCTACGGACAAGTCTGTAGAGTTTCTTGAATAAGAAGCAATTACCGCTCACTGCTAGCTGATTGTGGAGAAGGAACAAGGTCCGATATGTTACCTTATCTTTTAAAAAGAAAGGTCGCACGTCGGTTCCCCTGAAGTAATCACCACCACAACTTTCCCGAAAGGGTCCACAGATAAACGACTTTTCATCGTTCAGCTGAAAACCACAATAGGCCAGTACATCCTTTAGTAGAGATGCACAGCGTTGTGGGATAATTATATCGTCACCATAGACTGAAACGGATTTTTCGTCTTCACACAAAAACTCAGCACAAGCCGAGCTCAAAGCAAAGAAGATCAACGTTTCTAGCTCGAAAGTATAGCCATTTCCCATTGCAGAAAATTTCTGGTACGGATACCAGTTTCCTTCAATGTTATATTGGCTACTTCGGCACGTGTACAACAGTTCAAACCAGTCGTCAGGAAGTAAGCTCTGAACCAATGCGAAAGCAAGGGTATCAGACGCCGACTTCAAGTCGATTGTGGAAAGACCATCGTTCAACGATGCTTCACGGGCTAACGATCGATGTATTGGCTGGAGATTATCCAAGTCAAGAAACGGTCGTAATCTTTTGCGAATAACAGCACCAATACCCTTCTGGATGACCCCGTTTAATAGCGGGTTAATTCCTATAGGGCGATCGGTTTTCGCTGTTTTCGGTACAAAGGACAGCCTATCCCCTTTAACCACAGTAAACTGTAGCGGTTGGACGGGACCCACAATATCAACATCTTTGTTAGGTCGCCAACCCGGGCAGTGTCGCAACATTTCTGTTGCTAAACCATAACAGGCCGGTGTGACATCGGCAAGACTCGCCAGCTTATCTAAAGCTGAGGTGTTATACTTAACACTGTACGAAGCCCCTGGACCAAAACGAAACGGAAGCTCAGAGACGTGAGGTACTGATCGTAGGATGTTGGAGATTTTTCTCTGTGCAATAGCAAGAACGCTATGGACAGACCAAGAACTCGGTTCTTGGCTCCAAAACCTTTGATTAGTATCACGACACTGCGCCTCACAGCTAATAAATGTCTTTTTAGCTGCGTGTTTCGGATCAGTCGTAGTCTGCCACCCTGGATACTTCTTAATAAGCGCAATGATTTGAGCATCCTTTAAATAGGACATCGCATCATCGTAGCTGTTCGGAGAGCATTCCAGGTTCAGTAGTGCGTCTGTATCTTTATACCAAAGACACCACATAACCCGATAAGACAAAGAACTGCCCACATCCTCACAACAAGCTTGAATTAGCTTAATGTGTGTTTGTGGGTCGAGAACCGAGTCATCATCGAATACACATGACAAACGCGAAGGTGGGATATTTCCCATGGGCCTTACTAATGTTGATGTAATCATCGACATTAACTCCTATTTTCACCGCAAATAAAACGGCGAGGACTATTAGGACAATGGTAACTAGCATTGCTGCCAGCCCATCTGAATACACGGACAACATCAGGTGTTTAAATCTGATGCCGAATCTGAACCTAATATGGTTCATTTCCGTTAAGTATCATGTCTTCAACCCACTGATTCATTGCACCACCATCCAGGCTTATAAAATTCAAACCTGTATAAATGGCGCCACTATCAGCCTCTACTGGCGTAGCTAACGTGAGGTCGACATCGACAAAATCGATTACGTCGACACCACTGACTACTCCAGGTACTTGGACGGGAACGCGGGCCTTGATGATAACCTTACGTTTAATACGTTTGGTACCATTGTTGGGATCCGCAGGTCGCCCTTGACGTACAGAGTATGTGGCCTGAACTATTCCATTTGCCGGAAGGGCCAAAGGATTATCCTCTTTTCCCTTAATTGTCACCAGACCATTACGGACTGATGACGGGACGAGAGTGACGATACCTTGGACATCCTTTTCGGCGTCTAAGATGGAACATGTTAAGCTGTTTAACTGGCTCATAATAAGCCTCCTATTCATTAATAACGGGCCAAAGGACCCAATTTAAGCAAAGCGTCTTAATAACGCTAATGCAGTTACAAGCTTGCCGAGATCTAATACTTCAGATATCTGCAGCTCGGGTAATGGCATAGGTGGTAAGACATCCGCCACTTCAGCACGCCTAGTAAACCAGGCTTGCTTAACGGTTGATGTTACCAAACCGCTCTCCCTCTTGATGTACGGTTGTACATCGGTCGTCGAGTCCGCATTCCAGTCAGTAGAATATCGCTGCCAGGAACGGAACACCATGCCTTCAACATCAAATTTCTCTGATGATGAAAGCTGAATCAATTGCAACCCGGCATCAGCCGAGATGTGATCGATCCAACGGCCGACTGGTAAGAACCAGTCGAAAACGAATGAGAGAGGTACCTTTTCCCATGCTATTGATAATGGATTTATCAAACCCAACTGGGCAAGGATGCTCAGATAGCTATTGCTAACTGTAAAACATGCGTTGTACGCATATTTATGCACCACAGTGCCAGTAAAGTAAGGTGTCAACCTAGTATTACCAGGGTCTTCACCCAGCTCGAAATCGAACAATTTCCACTGATCGTTTACCATCGGATTAATTTCCAATGGGAGATCAACGTACGTTTTCGACGTCTTGCCGTAACCATTAAAGTACAAGTGCGATTTTTGAAACTCGCTGCCGAGACTTCCTTCAACTATATCAATAAGTTTAAAGATGTCCGACAAGATAGGGAGCCAACCAAACTGAAGTTCAAGCCATGCATTCGCAGCATATTCGCTACGACGTACGGGCTTTTTATTCTGTTTGATGAGCAACCGATTCAACTTGCCGCGGTTAAGATACTTTTTTCTGGTTTTAAGAGAACCACCGAAGTGTTCTTTCAACGCTTTGACAGCGTCACCAGCACGACCTGCATATAAGGCGTAAATCACACGCGAAAGCGTGTAAATGCCTTTAGCAATCGTACCCAGCGACTCTTTCGCCTCGGCGAGGAGAACGCCTAACTCAATATCCTTACGCTTATGCAAGCTACCGTATAAATTAATAGTAGCCTGCTTCTGAGCTTGCGACGCATCCTTCAGAAAGAAATATTTCTCTTTCGGAGGAAAGTAATCAGTCAGTAAAGGGAAATGTCCGTTTACTGGTCTGATCCAGCCGTTGTACTCATAAGTAACGTAGGAAACCCTACCTTGGACGGATTCAGTTTTACTGACCGCCCTAAACCAGGGTCTTGAGAAAAACGAGACACGACGTTCGTAATCCTTTGCAGGAATGCGGACGCCAGCCTCCTTCTTGGCATTGTAACCAATGCCTGGTGGGTTGTCTGATTTGTTAGGCTCACGATAAAATTTCTTAATCGTGTACGAAATGGCATTAGTCCTGACTCTCGTGTAGAGAGCCATTTCCAGGGGTTCGCTAGTTGTAGAATAAAGATAACGATGATCGCTATCTTTATAACTAACGAATCCTGATGGTCTAAATACCGTCTCATAAATCGTCGCCACGTGGGAGAACTTAGGATCGTATACTTGTAAAAGTTGCGTCATAAGTTACCCTCCGTAATGACGACTTGGCCATGTGCCCAGCTTCATAGAAGCTGAGTGCCCCCGAATGGG